CCTCCCTACCGGTCGTCCGTCTCTGCCTCCACTCATGTGTCGTCATCATCCGCCTCCATTCTATCAATGTCATCCCGCAGCCTCCTGATTTCCGCAATAAATATCGCGAATAGTTGCTCATATTGTATCGTCTGGTATCCATTCAGGTCATCTTTTTCACCGGTCACCATCTCCGGATATACGCCCTGTAATTCGTGTGCCAAGAACCCGTATTCAGTGTGTCCAGTAAGGCGGTTCATATATATAACCGGTCGCAGTCCATCCACGGTTTTATCTCTCGTTAGGTCGCACACATTATGCTTAATCCGGTAATCACTCACGCTATTCATACCGACCGTCTTGATGGACCCACTTACATCCATCGTATAGCGAATATCAAGTGCCGCAGTATTTACGCCTACAGTTGTTCGCGTGCCGCCGCCGCCGCCGCCTTCCAATGGCGGAATATAATACCGAATATTAGTATATCCTGTTGTAGTTTCAGGGTTTGATGGGTTAATGATGGTCCATACGCCCGCATTCGTCGCGCCGGTTGGTCCCGTCGGTCCTGTCGCTCCCATCCCCGCAATAGCCCCGCTTAATCCTGTAGGTCCGGTTGAACCCTCTGGGCCTGTAGCCCCCACATTTGCGATGACGCCCGCAATGCCATCTTCGCCTGTCGGGCCGGTCGCCCCCACCTCACCTGTCGGACCGGTCTCACCAACCCCGCTTTCAGTTCCTCCGTCACCCGTTGGTCCTTGTGGGCCGGTTGGTCCCGTAGTTCCATCAGGACCGGTCGCACCATAACGCCCGTTTGGTCCAGTGGGCGCAATATCGCCGGTCGCACCTGTGGCCCCGCGTGAACCCGTCGCTCCATCCGCCGACCCCGCACCGGTAGGCCCCGTCGCACCCACCACGCCGTTTGTGCCAGTGAAACCTCTCGCCCCCGTCGCGCCCGTTCGTCCGTCTAAATAATCACTATTCGTGAGAACATCATATAATCCAACATTGACAATCTTATATACATTGATATCGTAAGGGACACCAATCATCGTATATCCGTGGATTTTGTATACAACATTTCCAATACGAAGTAGCGCGTTAGAAACCGTCAGGTTTCCGCTACCCCCCGTCGTATCCACAATGGTTGTGTTCCCCGAATTATCGCGAGATACAGTAAATGTTTTCGCGGGGTAGTTTATGACTAGGGTCGGATTATTAACTGTTCCAATACTTTGGATACCCGACATATTCAGTGTGAGGCTCTCGTTATTCGCGAGAGATATCCCGCTGATATAAAATGCGCGTTTGGGGTGAACTGTTATCGCAGCGACCGCGCGGACATTCTCGCTCACGACAGTGGCGGCAATTATATCCACTCCTCCGGACAAATCGCGGACATCGTCGGTTAAAATCGTGCCGATTACCGCGGGGAGACCCGGCGCCGTCAGTTGCGTTGTAAGTTGCGTCGTGAGATACGCAATGTCTGCGTTGGATTTATTATACAGAAGTTGCGCGGCTTGGACGCCTGAAAACGTGACTCCCGAGAGATTGGTGTTGGGAATATTGGTATTTCGCATTATTGCGCCTGTGAATATGGCGTTTGTTAAATTACATCCCGAGAGGTCGGCGTTGGTGAGGGTCGTGTTTGTAAAGTTCGCATTTGTCAGGTTCTGTCCTACAAATGATTGCCCGGTGAGGTTTTGCCCGGTATAATCGGTCATTGATTTATGGGTCTATTATTGTTGTATTATTGTTATATATATCAGTATAATAATAATATCGTTTGTATTATAATAATATCGCGGCTATCGCTGCTATCGCCCCTATCGCTGCTATCGCCGCTGTCGCGTTTCCAATCTCTCAACCCTCGCATTCAGCGTCTTTATTTCCTCGCAGCATATCGCAAATAATTGATGATAACTCACCGCCTGTAAATCGTCATTGTCTTTGATTCCATTGACGAGTTCCGGGAATATCTCCTGGACTTCGTGTGCGAGAAACCCGTATTCCCACGCGTGGCCACGAAGACGATTCTGAAACATCACCGGGCGAAGTTGATGGATTTGGTTGGAGAGGATTTGGCGGTCTGTATGCGCGTTATCAGATAAATACATAATTTCTGTTTTAATTCGGTAATCACTGATATTCATAACTCCGTTTGTTTTAATATTGCCGCTCACATCCAGAAGATACTGCGTATTTGCTGGGAGAGACGGGTCTGTTTGGATACCGACACGCCCGATATTGTAGTAAACAGCAGAGGGGGTGCCGGCACCGCGCCCCCATATATTCGCTCCCGTGACCCCGCCCTCATTTGCGCCCGTTGCGCCGGTATTTCCCACCGCTGCGCTTTCACCCATCGGCCCCGTCGCACCAATCGCGCCCGTCGCACCCGTATTTCCAGTTATCCCGTATTCACCCTGTCGCCCATAAATACCCGTATATCCTGTCGGTCCACGCACCCCCGTCGCACCTGTATTGCCTTTTTCCGAGTTTGGGCCGGTCGCGCCAATTTCGCCAGTAGGCCCCGTCGCCCCAACAACCCCATTTGGCCCTGTTACACCCCACACGCCGGTTGCCCCCGTGGGCCCTTGTGGCCCCGTCGCGCCCACTGGACCAGTGATCCCCGTCACGCCTTGATACCCGAATACACCCGTCGCACCCGTCGCACCATTGATGCCTGCGAATCCTACCGGACCCGTATCACCCGTCGCACCCACATTCCCGCTACTACTTCCAATTGCGGCCGTCGTCAGGACGGTTCCTAATCCGTAGGATTTCACTTTATAATAATTGGGGTCCACGGGTATGCCAATAATAGACCCCGCATATACACGGTATAATACTGCGCCGATTTTTATGAAGTTGACTGGGATTCCGTTGTTGTCTACGACTTGGCCGGCGGCGCCGCCACCGGTGGTTTGATACACGATTCCATTGATACTCACTTCCGTATCAGGAAACACTCCGATATAAAACCCTTCCACGACACTGGGGACAACTGTCACACTATTGTTATTATTTATATCCGGAGTAAGAACGCGAATCGTCTGAATATTCACCAAATCTGCCGGGTTGAGTGTGGGTATAACCGCAGTAATACTCTCCGCGGATATCGTTTCGGGAAGAGCAATCGCCGCAATATTGACATTATCCGCATTTTGACGCAACTGGATTTTCTGCCCGTCTGTAAAAGTTATACCTGTAAGGGTCGCGCCCACAATCCGCGCATTTGTCAAGTTGGCATTTGTCAAGTTGGAATTTGTCAAGTTGGAATTTGTGAGGTTGGCGTCTGTAAAGTTGAAGTTTGTAAAATTAATGTTTGAGAGATTTACACCAGATAAATCCGCGTTTACCTGATTAGGTGAATAAGAGACCACTAGTGTCGCCGTCGCGGTATTTGATGTATGCGTCGCGGATTCTGCCTGCGTCACGGTTATTGTCGTGGTCCCCACTCCGATGATGGTCGCAATATCGGCGCTAATGGTGGCGACGTTCTCATTACTGCTGAAATAACTAAACGCGCCCGTCGGATTATTTGACACAGGCGGTGTGAGGGCAAATGGCGGGTCGCCTTTAAATTTGGCGGGGACCGTAAATGTCGTTGAAAAAACGGTCGGAGCAGGCCCCGTTGTTAATGGCGCGGTCAGGGTGCCAGTTCCAAAATCATTGAATCCGGCCTGTGTCGCAGTCACGGTGCGAAACCCAGCAGTAGAAGCATTAATCGTGGCAATGCGCGTATTCGTGGGAACGGACGCATTCGCATACGAAATCGTCCCGGGGAAATTCTCTCCAGTGTTTAAACGCCACCCGCCAATCGTGACTGGGCCCTTCCCCAATATGTTGGAACCGACACTAAATGATGAACTATGGGATGAATCCGCAACAATGGTCCCGATTTCTGCCGCGGTTAGAACCTTGCTGTAAAGCCGGAATTCGTCTATTCGCGAACCATTTCCCATAAAAAACATCGCCGAACCTTCATTCGCACCCGCGCCAATACGTAAATTAGAACCCGTATTATTTACATACGTTCTTGTTCCGCTTGTAAATGAATTCCCATTTATGTATAATATAAATGCGCCGGTAGATTTCGTCATCGTTATGGCAACATGGACCCACGTAGTTATTGTTCCTCCGAAATTAGAATACACAGAACCGCCACTGCTGGTAGAACCAGTACCTGTAAAAAATTCCAAATCGTTATTTGGAGAGATATAAATGAACCACCCACTCCAAACCGGTCCAACAATATTCCGACACGACGCAAGTGCCTGATGAACTCCATTGCTATTTACCGGTTTTATCCAGAAAGCAAGCGTAAAATTATCCGGTGAGAACCGGCCATCATTGGCGCGTTCAAAATAATTGCCTAGGCCGAAAGACGCCGCCGCCCAACCGCGTATATAATCGCTTGTATTATATGTTACATTATTCACATTAGTAAGATGATTGTTGTTTGTAGAAGTGTCATTCCCGCTTGAATCAAATGGGTAAAACGCAACCAGGTTGCTTATGGACAGACTGCTGGTGTATGTTGACGCCACATTTCGCAGAGTTAGGGTTGTCACCCCCGCATTTTGCGCGGCAGTTAGAACATACGGTGTATTCAAACTCACATATATTAGTTGAGGTTCATTGGTGGAACCCGTCCAACTCCAGTGAATACGATTACTAGTTGATATAGATAACCCCCACCCACGGCCTGAATTGATTTGATTATACATATCGCCAATAAGCGCGCGCCACGTCCCAGCACCTCCAGTCGCCGTGAAACTAATATCAATTTGCCAACTCGCGAGAGATGCGATTTCCGGGAATTCATATATTGTCAATGCGGGAATAGTCACCGTGCTGCCTGTCGTCGCGTAAACGGTTTTTGTAGTGGCTGCGCCGTTCGTTATGGTTACGGCAGATGAATCAATAGAATATGTAAACGCGCCCAGACTATTAGAACTCGGGTCAATGAACGAAAAGGAAGCGTCGCTCTGGATATAATTCCCATTTTTGGGTCCTAATACAAGATTGGATATACGTGGGCGAAAATATAAATTTGACAACGTCCAATTGCTGGCGGGGGATGCGAAGTTAACCAGCGTGCCGTGTGCGCGGTTGTTTGTGTTATCTAATGCCGTGGTATACGACCCCCACCCCGTTCCGTTTCCGTGGTTCAGTTCCCAGTATCCCACAAGGCCCGTTTCAATGCCGATTAGGCGTGGTTGGTAGTTATTGGATATATCCGCCGCGGACCTAGCGACATTCCAGATGCGAATATCGGACATTGCGCCGCGGAATTGGCGGTCGGTTCCGGCCGAATCAACTCCATTCGCATCACTACCAAATACCAATTTTTTAGTAGTATTATTTGACAATAGACCAAATCCTACCGGAACTGTGTCTGTTCTTGACATACCACCGTCAACGTATATTATCTTCACTCCGCTCGCCGAATCATAGGTTACCGCAACGTGATGCCAGTTCGCGTCTTTATAGCTTGCCGTTGTCGTGTGATATGACCCGGTGTTGGCAGTATTGGTGAGTCCAAAAACGATTTCTCCTGTCGGTTGCATATACAATGTAAATTGGGATTCTGCGGAATTATTAATGGCGTTATGTCGCGAGACGAATGTCGCAGTAGTTTTCTGATTACTCGTGTCAGACGTCTTAAACCAGCATTCTACTGTCATTGTCGTGCGAAACTGTGTAGAATATGTCCACGTTGGAATACCGGTGTTCACCGCGTCATTTACGCCATCAAATGTAAGCACCGGTGATGGTGTGCTCATTACGTTGTAGTATCGTGTGATATATGTCGGATAATATAACGATATAATAATATTTTGGTGTGTCATTTACTGTTCGCGTTCCGCAGTATTCGTTCTTCTTACCTGTTTGACACGTTCCTTCAAGTCTTGGATATCTCTCGCGAGAATGGCGAACATTGAACGGTAGTCCACCGATTGTAATTCCGTTTCGTGGTCTTTCGTTCCATAAATGAGTTCGGGGTATATTTCGGCGACTTCGTGTGCGATGAACCCGTATTCATATTTGCCAGATAGGGTATTAAAATAATGGGCACCGCGTAATTTCGTCAACGACGGTGACGGTGACGGCGCGGGCGACGGCGCGGGCGACGGTGCGTCGCGGATATCACGGACATTTCCCTTAATTCTGTAATCACTCACATTATTGATACCAATACACCGAATACCGCCACTCACATCCAGCGCAAATGACGCATCGGGGGCTTGTTTTCCAATGGCAACCCGACCTTCATAATAAATACTGCCGGTATTGCCGGTATTGCCGGTATTGCCGCCAAATTCTGCGGGGTAGGTATAATATTTCCAGACCGCGAATTCGCCGGTAGGACCAGTTGCGCCCGTCGCGCCCGTCGCGCCTGCGGTTGTATAAATTCCGTGGGGTCCTGTTGGTGCGGCATCGGCGGGTGCCGCGGGTCCAGTAGCGCCTGCGAAATCCGTCACACCCGGAATACCTCGTGGCCCAGTTATGCCTGTATTGCCGCTGGGACCTGTCGGACCAGTATCGCCTATTTCGGTCGCTATGCCTGCGGGACCTTTCGGTCCGTATTTCCCCGTTGCGCCCGTTGCGCCATTGGTGCCGGTAGCGCCGTCGGGGCCTGTTGGCCCGGTTTCGCCTTTGGGTCCTGTTGCGCCTCCGGGGCCATCGGGACCGGTTGAACCATTGGCCGCGGATGCCGGCCCCGTCACGCCCGTTGCGCCATTGGCGGCATTTGTGCCGGGTGCCCCCCGCGGTCCAGTGCTGCCTCTCGGCGCGCTGCCATAACCACCGTCTTCCATAATAACATCAAATAACCCTGCGCCGCTCAATTTATACTCGTTAAGGGATAGCGGTATTCCAATGAGCGACCCTGCGAAGACCTGGTATGCGGCATTACGAATTCGGATAACTGTTACGACATTTTGCGAACCGTCGGCCTCGGTTATAACGCCCGCGACCGTGCTACGATACTGCTTGTTATCCCCCGCGAGGTTCCCCGTTATTTGAAATGTGGTATTATTGGGTATATCCACATACATCGCCTTGTTAATGTTCGCATCCGTCGTTATACCGGATACAACCGTCGCACCGCCAGGCCCGCCCCCTATAGTTGGCGTATATACATCAACACCTCCCGTCAACCGCGCAATGTCCGTCGCGCGTATCGCCGAGTTAAGAAACAGTAAATCGCTAGGAATCATTGTGGTTATCGTCAGTCCTGGGATATTCGCAGAAACATTGGCCACATTTCGCCGCAATTGCGATTTCTGGACCGTCGTAAACGTCAGACCCGTGATTGTGGCGCCTACTATTAAAGTATTGGAGAAATTGGTCTCACTGGTTATCGTGGCATTGGCGAGGTTCGTCCCCGATAAATCCACATCCGTAAAATTCGCGGCCGATAGATTACACGCCGGACCGACAATAAACCCCCCGCGGAGTTGGAAATCGGGCGTGGGAAGGGCGACGGCCGGAGAAACTATTTGTCCGGACAGGAGGCCGGTGAAAGTGGCGCCGGTGAAGGTCGCGCCGGATATGTCGGCGGCTGTGAGGCTGGCGTTCGTAAGGTTGGCGTTGGTGAAATCGGCGGCGGTGAGTATTGTGCCGGCGAGATTGACACCGGTGAGGTTTTTACTGGCGAGGGCGACTCCGGGGCCGACGATGAACCCGCCGCGTGTAGTATAATTGGCAGAAGTCCCGGCGAAGACGGGTGCGGCGGCGGCGGCGGCGGTGGCGGCGGTGGCGGGGACGAGACCCTGGCTTGATACTCCTGTTAACACCGCATTCGTGAAATTCGTGGTGGTCACGTCATTATTCGCGAAAGATGCGCCAGTTAGGTTGGCGCCAGAGAGGTCGCACCCGCGTAAATTAATACCGGATAAGTCTACCGACGATGAAAGGTCGGCGGACCGCGCGATGGCGGTGGGGCCAAGCAGAAATCCGGCGCTACCGCGGACTGCCCATATGCCCGCGCCTGCGCCCGCCGGAATCGTCGGGAATATCGCCCCGTCGCCCGTTATTCCGCCACCTGTTGAAATAACACCGGTCAGTATTGCGCCAGTGAAGTTCGCGCCGCTAATATCCGCGCCGGTGAATACGGCATTTGTGAGATTGGCGCCAGTGAGGTTGGCCCGCGCAATACTGAACCCCGTAAGCGTGATACCCGATAAATCCGCGGAGAGGAGGCGCACACCCGGACCTATAATAAAGCCATTTCGCGCAAGGTATGCCGTTGACTGCGGCGGTGTGGCCGGAAATGTCGCAAGGTCCGAATTACGCAATTCACCCGTTGTTATATTTGTAAGATTCGTCGTAGTCGTAAATATCGCGCCATTGATATCCGCTGCGGTGAAAGTCGCGCCTGATAAATCTACCCCGTTTAAATTCGCGGCGACGAGAGATACGCCTGGACCAACAATGTAGCCATTACCGCTCGCACCACGCACACTGGTCGCAGCATTCGGCATTGTCGCACTTCCAGCGGCGCCTGCTGCGCCATTTAAGAGTCCGCCACTTCGCAGACCCGTAATCGTCGCCCCCGCGAAATTCGCGCCTGATATATCACATCCCGTTATCACGAGATCCGTGAGGTCCGTCCCGGAAAGATTGGCGCCGACCAATTTCACGTTCGGGCCTACAATCCAGCCCACCGAACCGCCGCCGCCCCGCGCAACATATGACTCGGACGGAAGTGTCGCTGTAGTAAGTCCAGTTATATTCCCAGTAAGAATACCTGTAATGGTTGCGCCCGAGAGATTCGCAGTTGTAAGCGTCGCATTTCGCATTATGGCATTTGTCAAGTTCGCGCCAGTGAAATCCGTGATCGTGAGGACCACGCCCGACATATCCACGGCGGACAAATCCGCGCCGGCGAGCGAAACACCCGCGCCAATCAGAAATCCCGACCCCGTCCCCGCGCCGCCGCCGCCCGTATACCTCACTACGTAGCCCGCCTTCAGTGTCGCGGTGGTCGCACCTGTAAGCCCCCCACTCCTGACACTCGTAAGCGTGGTATTGGTGAAAATGGTGCCACTGATGTCCGCGTTGGTCAAGATTGCGCCGGTGAGGTTTGCGCCGGTGAAATTCGCACTCGTAAGCGCCACGCCCGATAGGTCTATGCCGCCACCGGCTACCCCTGTGGTAAGAACGGCATTTTGAAGCGATACATTTGGTCCTATAATAAACCCGTTGGTGGATGTGCTTATTGTGCGCGCAACATATCCTGCGGGAAGTGTGGGTGCGGTGGCGCCCGTGAGTCCAATAATACCGCCGCCTGTTATCGCATTTGTAAGCCGGGTATTTGTAAGGTTGGCGGCGGTGAGTGTGGCGCCGGTGAGGGTCGCGCTGGTGAGGGTGGCGCCTGATAAATCAATACCTGTCATATCCACTCCGGTAAAACTCATAGAGGATAGTGCGGCGCCAAATGCGCTGACACCTGGGCCGATAATATACCCATTGCGCGCAACATATCCCACGGGGAGAGTGGCGGTGGCGAGACCGGTGATACCGCCCGATGCGACCCGCGTCAAAATGGTGGATGCGCCGCTTATATTTGCGCTCGTCATATTCGTCCCTGCGAGGGAAACACCCGATAAATCCACATTGGTGAGTGCGGCGCTTGCGAGTGATACATTAGGGCCGACAATGAACCCGCTGCGGAATACATATCCGGTGGGGAGGGTGGCGAGGGGCGCGGTATTCACGAGTCCGCCGGTTACCAGACGCATCAGGTTCGCGCCTGTAAGGTTGGCGCCTGTAAGGTTGGCGCCTGTTAGGATGACATCCGTTAGGTCCACCGACCCCGTGAGAACCGCGTTGACGAGAGAAACACCCGCACCGAGAATATAACCACCGCGAACGACAAACCCCGTTGGCATTATAAGTGCTGTGGATGCGCCGCCTGTGATGCCACCGCTCGTGACGCCTGTAAATGTAACGCGCGAGAGATTGGCGGCAGATATATCTACATTTGTGAAATCGGAGTTTGTAAATACGCAACCTGAGAGGTCAGCTCCGGTGAGTGGAACGCCGCTTAGATTGATACCGGTAAGGCCAGTGGTGATACCGCGCAGAAGGACATAAGGGCCTAAGATATATCCATTCCGCGCAACATATCCATTGGGTAGCGATGCCGTATCTGCGCCGGTGATGCTGCCGGAGACGAGGCGCGTAAATGTGGCGCCGATGAAATTCGCGCCGGCAATGTTTGTTCCTACGAGTGATTGGCCGCTTATGTCCGCGTTGGAAAGATTGGCGCCGACGAGGTTGACACTGGGCCCGACAATGAATCCTGCGCGGATGATATATCCTGTGGGGGGGGTGGTGGTTGTGGAGGATGAGGTGAGGCCGCCGGTGGTGAGTCCCGACAGCGTAGTCCCGCGCAGATTCGCGCCGGATATATCCGCGTTTGTCAGGGTGGCATTGGTGAGATTACACCCGGACATATCCGCGCCAACGAGCGATACACCAGAGAGGTCAATATTCGTGAAATTCTGATTTCGGGTGATGATGCCGGGGCCAAGGAAGACATTGTAGGTCGCAGCGCGGGCCACGTATGCGGCGGAGGGGAGGGTGGCCGCCGCGACACCGATGAGCCCGCCCCCACACGTTATATTCGTAAATGTGGCGCCGGTGAAGTTCGCGCCGGTGACATTGGTTGTCGTAAATGTGGCGCCGGTGAGGTTGGCGTTGGTGAAATTCGCGCCTGCGACCGATAATCCTGTGAAAAGTTGGCTTGACAGCGCTGCGCCCGTGAGATTCACACCTGGGCCGACCAGGAAACCTGTGCGGATGACATAACTGGCGGATGGGAGCGCGGTGATATTGGCCGTATTCACGAGACTGCCCGAGATTACACCCGCGACGGTTGCGCCGGTGAACGTGACACCAGATACATCACACGCGGCGATACTTATGTTGGTGAGGTCGGCGTTGGTGAGATTGGCGCCGCGGAGGACTACGCCGGGGCCGACGATGAATGTCCCGGGCGCGCCGGTGCCTCGCGCGATATATCCGGTGGGGAGGGTGGCGGTGGCTGCGCCGATGAGTGCGCCGGTCGTGACGTTGGTGAGGACGGCGGAGGTGAGGACGGCGCCGGTGAGATTGGTGCCGGTGAGCGTGACATTGGATAAATCAACGCCCGACGCCGCCGCATTCGTTAGATTGACCGCCGGACCGACAATGAACCCGCCGCGAATGCTATATCCCGCGGGGAGGGTAGACGAGGGGGTGGCAACGGAAGCGCCAGTAATCCCGCCACTTACGACTCCCGTAATAATAGTGTTTGTCAAGTTCGTCGTCGTCGGGTGAATATTCACATTTGTCAAGACGGCATTGGAGAGATTGGCGCCGGATAAATCCACACCCGAGAGGTCTAACCCGGTGAGGTTCTGTGCCGAGAGATTGGCGCCGCGAAGCACGACCCGCGGACCCACGATGAATCCATTCCGCGCAACATATCCCGTGGGGAGGGTGGCCGTATCCGCGCCTACGAGATTTCCAGTGATGACCCCGATGAGATTAGTAGATGCGCCGCTTAGGTCGGCGGCGGTGAGGTTTGCGCCCGTCAGGGTTATTCCTCCGGATAAATCTATGTTTTGAAGATTGAGTGACGAGAGATTTACGGCGGGGCCGACAATGGTTCCGGTATTGGATGTGCTTGCGCGCACGAAATACCCGGTGGGGAGTCGGGTCGTGGTGGCGGAGGGGGTGGGACCGCCTGTGAGACCATAACTGCGAACACCGGTGAGGGTCGCACCCGATAGATCCGCACCACTAATATCAATATTGAAGATACTCGCGTTGGCGAGGTTGGCGCTGACGAGTTTGGTGGCGGTGAGGTTGGCGGCGTTGGCGGCGCCGGCACCCGATAGGTCTATGTTCGCGAGAGATGCGCCTGAGAGATTAACTGCTGGGCCTATGATGAAATTATTGTATATAATATAACCTGTGGGTAATACTGTGGTTGCGGGGGCGGCGGCCGTGGTGGACGCATTGCGCAGCCCGCCCGATATAAGATTCGTGAAATTGGCGCCGGTGAGGACGGTTCCCGAGAGATCGGCGCCTGCGATGGATACACCCGAGAGGTCCGCGGAGGAGAGTGCGGCGCCCGTGAGCAACACATTCGGTCCAACAATGACACCATTCCGGAACACGTATTCCGCGGGCAAGGTGGCCGTCGCGGTGCCAGTGAGGCCAGCGGTGCGGATATTGGTGAGGGTTGCGCCTGTGAGTGTTGCGCCAGAGACGTCGGAATTCGTTAGGGTGATACCCGAGAGATCGGCGTTGGTGAGATTGGCGCCGGTGATGCGCACATTATCGCCGAAGATGGAGCCGGCGCGGCCCGTGTATCCCCCACCGGTGGTGGGGAGGGTTGCTGTGGCGAGCCCCACGACGCTGCGCGAGAGAATATTCGTCAGGTTTGCGCCTGTGAGGGTCGCCCCCGAGAGATCGCTGGATACGAAAATCGCATTTGTTAGATTGGCGAGATTTAGTGTGGCGCCGTATAATGACACGTTGGTGAAATCTGCGCCGGAAAGGTCCGCGCCGTAATAATTCGCGGCGGTGGTTGTCAGCGTAGCGGTGATACTTCCGCCGCCATAGTTTGCGTTATCGCTGGCTTGAGTTGCGGTGATGGTGCTGGCGCCGTATCCGACGATGGTTACGGTGGTTCCGGCGATGGTGGCGACGTTGGCATTACTGCTGAAATATGAAAATGCGCCGGTGCTGTTACTCGTGGGCGCGGTGAGCTGGAAGGGGGCGGCGTTGCTGACTTTGGTTATATTCGGGAAATTGGAGAGTGTGGGTGGCGGGTATAATGCTACTAACACAACACCGCTGGAATTAATGCCATCACCACCGAATACTGGGTATTCAGTTGCTCCTATTGTTACAGTCGTTAATTTTGTATATGTTCCGTTGGTCTCACGGCGATAGACATACGACCCGTAGTTCACGAGTGTTGTTCCGGAGATGGTGACGGGTTCGCATTCATCACACGCAATGATTACACTTCCCGCACCGGCCGGGATGGTCGCGGTGGATGTTATGGAAAGCGGCGACGACACGTAGTCCGGAACAATGATACGCAGGGTTTTATCGGATGGAATGTTTGGATTGATGACTTGGAGGTTGCGTGTTCCGGACAATGTAAACACATTGTTGTTCAAGGTTGTTAGGTTCACGCGCCGCCGGTTTTCCTTTTTACGGAGAATGTCGTATCGGTCCATATCCGTATAATGTGCGGCAGAGAGGTCAAACGTAGTGGCGGTGGTTTTTAGGGCGGCAAATGATGAGTTGTTACAATACACCGCGATGACACCGGCTGATACGGCGTCGCTGCTGGGATACGTCCCAACTGAACCCCACCCAATGACGCTCCCGTTGGTTTTCAGCGCCGCGAATGCGTTTTCCGTAGAATATACCGCGACGACGCCGGAATTCGCATCAGTCACGGTACTAGGGGGCGACCCTGTCCCGCCATAAGTTGAAAACCCCCACGCAACGACACTGCCGTCACTTTTTAGCGCCGCGAATGCGCCACGGGTAGAATATATCGTGACGACTCCAGAATTCGCGACAGTTACACTACTCGGCGCAGTTCCGCCAAAAGTCGTGCTTCCCCACGCAACGACACTGCCATCATTTTTTAGCGCCGCGAAAGCTAAAGTGCAAGAATAAACTGCCACAACACCTGAACTCACATTACCTGGAGTCGTCCCACCATTACCCGAACTACCCCACGCGACAATGCTGCCGTCGGTTTTTAGCGCCGCGAAGGCGGCAAAAGCAGAATAAACCGCGATGACGCCGGAACTCACATTATCGGGAGTCGTCCCACCATTACCTGAACTACCCCACGCGACAATGCTGCCGTTGGTTTTCAGCGCCGCGAAGGCGTTCTCGGTAGAATAGACTGCGACGACGCCGGAACTTACATTGCCGGGTGTTGTCCCACCATTACTTGAATCACCCCACGCGATGACACTGCCATTGGTTTTCAACGCCGCGAACGCAAAAGTGGTAGAATATACCACGCTGACGCCGGAATTTGCGGCAGTGACACTACTAGGGGCCGTCCCGCCATAAGTTGAATCACCCCACGCGACGACGCTGCCGTCGGTTTTTAGCGCAGCGAAGGCCCTTTCGGTAGAATATATTGATATGACGCCGGAATTTGCGGCAGTCACACTGCTCGGTGCCACTCCGCCAAAACCCGAAAACCCCCACGCAACAACACTACCGTCAGTTTTCAGTGCAGCGAAGGTCCAAAAAGTAGAATACACCGCGACGACGCCGGTACTTACATTGCCGGGTGTTGTCCCGCCAGAATCCCCCCACGCGACGACGCTGCCGTCTGTTTTTAGCGCCGCGAAGGCGCTATGGGTAGAATACACTGCGATGACGCCGGAACTCACAGTCCCGGGATTCGTCCCACCATTAACTGAATTTCCCCACGCGACAATGCTTCCTGTCGCAAACCCTTTCGTGGAATATTCCCGAATATCGGTCGGGTATAAAAACAAAATCCCCCGATACTCCTCAATCGCCTCCGTGAAGTATATATTTTTCAAGTTGACGCCTGTATGCGACTCCAAGAACCAGTTCCCGCCTAGTGTGGCTGCGCCCGTGTCATCCGTGGATGCGCGCACAGTCACATCGCTTCCACCGCTGATAATCTGCGCTGTGAGTGTGTCTATAATATATTTCCAGTCTGGGTTGGAGTATAACGCACACGCCATCATATCAAAGTAACCTGCCTGGATACTGGGTGTGGTGTGGCACCACGTGATAAGGTCACGCAATGACGCCCAGGTTGCGAGTTCGGGGTCGTGGTTGGTTACACCGGAAATAATACTGCCAGTCGTGTGTGTGGCGACTAAATTATAAAAGGGTAGGTTGTAATTGTGCTGAAGCAGGCCGACACATCGTCGCGCCGGGGCTCCGGCATCTACTGTATCGTTTGCGACACACTCGGCTCCGGCCTCCACGGCCTCCGCGATTCGCGCCTTAATATCCTCTACTGTGTCGGTGTAATAGTCAAATAATACTGGTATACATATATTGGTGTCAACGGCGGCGAGGATTGTTTCGTAGTCAAGGACCCGCTTGTCTATGAGAATGATATTTTTCGGCATTGATCCTCCTTATATGATGGACTTATTTTGTCCCCGTAAATAACCCAAACCCCCTGCGGGGGTATGTCAATATTTACAGGGACAAAATGGCTTTTTCTATATGTGGCACGTGACACGGGTGATGTTGTTGGTGATGGAGTTGTTGGTGATGGAGTTGTTGGTGATGGAGTTGTTGGTGATGGAGTTGTTGGTGATGGAGTTGTTGGTGATGGAGTTGTTGGTGATGTAATGTTGGTCACTCGTATGATGTGACTCCCATATAGAAAAAGACTTTTTTGTGAATTCAAGAATGGACATACCCCGCAGGGGTATGGGGTTTTTTCATTCACAAAAAAATTGAAATGTTTTTTCTTCTAGAGTATGACTGACAGCTATCAATCAACAATTACTACGACTACAACAATGTTCTCCTTTCTCAAAACCGGCGACATCCACAATAGCATCAGAGGGCTTACCAATCTTCCTGGACTCTTCACATCGGACGGCGACAAAATCAAATACGCAATCCTCAATTATTCAACGGCAATGCGCAAAAATCTCTCGGACGGTCTTCATGTATTCGCGGGTATCCGGAAAACCGAGTCGTCGGCAGACCTTGATGAAACTCACGACATTAACTACAGTATTGACCGCGCCGCATTGGCCTTCATTATGGCTAAAGAACTCGCGTTTCTCAACCGAACACTTCAAATGATTACACTCATCGCAAACAGATACCAAGAAGAACAAGATGACCTGAACTGGGGGCGTTCTCCCGTGATGTGCGACGACGACCACGACGACCACGACCACGACCACGACCACGACGACGTCGTATCTCCCCCGGTTGAAGATCTTGAACAAGGCTATGAAGATGACACTGGCAGCAGCAGCAGCAGCAGCGTCTTGCTGCGTTCCCATTCTCACCCTACAAATGAATACGCCGACGGGGTATCAGCTAGGTCGTGTACTTCAAACCAACTTGCGGCTACCTTCCTCATCGCAAGCGGACACCTTATTGAACGATTCAATCATCTTTGTGCTCTTACTGGAACCAGCGTGGTTCTCGTGAACGGGATGACCACGATGGACCGCCCCCACAATGAGGCGAACCGTGAGAAACAACTGACCGCTCAATCTCTCGTCATCTCGGATATCTTCCTTCATTTCGGCGCTGGTGCTGCTGCTGCGGCATTCCTGGAATTGCGCGACATCTCGGTCTCCGCGTGGAAGATTATGTCAATGTTCGCGTTCTCCAACCTGTTTCGTTTGACCGCAGGAACCGAATTCGCGATGCAACCGTATCAACCGGAAGATGCGATTTTCACCCAGGGGCGCGATTACCGTCTTCAGCCGGCGGTTCTTGAACATTGCTGTGTTGGGGCAAATCGGTGGGAGGCTGCGACGGAGGCGGATTACGATTAAATCATCATATCGGTAAGTAGTAGTGGAGCGTAATAAAAAATATAAAACTTTTTATTATGCGACTCCTTTTTTATTATTGTTTCACTTCGCGCTACGCGCTACGCGCATTCCATTCCATTCCATTAATACTCTCTGAACTGGTCGCGGATGTGTTCAAACACCACAATCGCATCCCGCGCGCATGTCGTGATATACTGCGCCACAATGTTCTCATCCACCCCCACCGTCTCCGCGAACCCTACACGTATCATACTATCCGGATTGTGTGGGTGAATTTTCCTGAATGAGCAGTAGGTCACCGTCTGGTCCTCCGCATAATGCTTGTCGTGAAGGAAGAACTCCAGGACCTTCCCCAGTGTATAATCCTCCCCCTTCAATTCAATATCAAAGCCATTCTGAATGGTGCTTACCGTGGGTATAATATGATTCTCCCCGCTTTCAATATCGCGGATGAACTTTGTGCATTTGTTAATCATAATCTGCGCGGCCTTGTGGACGATTTCCGCGTTTGTGAAGACCCCCACCGTCTCCACGACGAAATCAAAACTGTCCTCTTTCGTGTGGCGTTGTGCGTCCAGAAGAGACCAGTTCTTGCGCTGGGCTTTCATCTCCTCGCTGCCCACGGTGGCGATACCTTCCTTCACGAGTTCGGCTTCCTTGATGCGCCACGCCTCGTCGACTTTGGCTGCGTCCATCGTCATTTGGTAGGCGCAGGTACAGACCACGTTGAAAGCTCCGTCTTGTTGGGCTGTCCCGATATCCAAATCACATGTCATCGTCAGTTGCTCGCCTTCCGAGTATTCCGACATCTTCGGGAGGAGGCGGGCGAACTCGATGTAATCGCCGGTTATTTGGTTGGGGGGGAATATTTCGTGGACCTTGACATCAGTGAGGTATTTGCCGTTGGTTTTGTTTTTCATCCGGAAATCCTTTGTCGTGATGTAGCGGATTTCGTTTCCGTCCGCTGTGGCATTTATTTCGACTTGATAATCTTGGAACACGAACGTTTCATCTATTATGTGTATTGGTATGCACGAGAGCCTTTGGTTCAGTATTTGATTATGAATACGGCTGGTGTTTACGGTGATACTTGATTTTGATTCGGCGTGAGGTGTGGTGCGGAATACTATGGTGCTGATATCCGAAAGGATAACGCGACGAAGAGCGTTGGCCAGTGAGACATTGATTTTGTCGATGGTGAATCTGAGTTCACCCCGTTCGTCCGTTCGTGAAATGATACGAGGGATGTATTTGGACGCAGCTGATGCGGAATGAAATGGAGCTGATGATTCGGATGCGGATGACATTATTGGAATTGTGCTAGGTAGTAAACGATGGATGCGTTTATATATTATATCGCTATAAACTATTGATTTGTAATCAATTTTTTATAGGAACGCGCGTTCAAAACCCACATAAAGTTTTATCATTTATTTAGTAATAAAAGACACAATGTCGTCAATCATATATTACAGTAATCATTGTGATAAATCCAAAGCCGTATTGACGGCGCTTTCTAAATCGCAAGTCAGTAATGATATCCATTTTCTTTGTATCGACCGACGCGTTAAATCCAGCACCGGTGCGGTTCACATTCTCACCGAGACGGGCGAAAAAGTATTGTTGCCCCCTCAAGTCAACCGCGTTCCCGCATTACTGCTCCTGAATAAGGGTCACCTTGTGCTATACGGCGACCAAATCCTCCAGCATTTTCAGCCTAAAAATGTCGCGCTGAACGACCAAGCCACTGGATTCAACGGCGAACCGAATGCCTTTGCGTTGGGTCGCGAGAGTATGGGTAGCGGGTTCGGTGTCGCATCGGATAATTACAGTTTCTTGGATCAAAGTGCCGACGAGTTGTCCGCGAAGGGGAACGGCGGAATGCGGCAGCTTTACAACTATGCGACGGTTGACCTCGTGGATAAAATAGATACACCGCCTGATACGTATTCGCCGGATAAAGTCGGGAGTGTTTCAATGGAACAATTACAGCAGAAGAGGCAGACGGAAATCCAAAATCAGCCACAGCAACAGAATACGGTGGTGGGCGGCGGCGTGGGCGGCGCGATGTCTGGAATGGGGGGCTCGGGTGGTGTGCCCGGTTCCCAGCGCGGACAGACTATGCCATCCCCACAGCAATACGCGCCTGTTGGAACACCACCCCAGTTTGCCGCCCAGGCTGCCTACCGCGCTCCGCCTCAACAACCCGAGTATTCGCGTTTGGGCGGTGGCGGGGGCGGGGGCGGGGGCGGGAGCTTGCGCGGGACGATGGATATGCGCGCCCAACCGCGCGGAGGAGGTAGCTGGATTTAGCGCCGCAAGCGCCCATCATAAAATGATGTAAACATATTTCGTGTATTTGTATAATCAATTATGAACAATCATAAATAATGGATTATGCCGTTGATTTATTTACTGACAATGACAATGACAATGACAGAGAACACTCCATTTTCGGGCCACAGTTTGTATACAATGACCCCCGGTATTTTTCAAAAATCTATGTATTATTGAAAACGATTGGGTTTGTTGTTTATACAACGACACTGACGATGTGTTCTACTCCGGGTCTTTATATCTTACTTATTGGAGTAATGGGGGTGTCTGGGTTGAATAGCGCGCGTTATGAGTATAGGCATTATCAAAGATACGGGACGACGTTTCCGTCATTTACTGAGTATGACACTTGGAAAAGGGACCAATGGCCGAAATCAAGAGTGGTATTTACGATAACCGAACTAGGGATAAAAATTGCGGTCTTCATAAAGACATTCCCGCCTCGGTTTGATTTTCACGCGATGTGCCAAGTGGGAGAAAGTATTTTACATGTTCATATTTTTATTCTTTTTATGTTGTACGCATTCGCGGGTATTTGTACTTTGTGTGTTGTATCATCCATTTATTGTTGTAATGAATTTATTCACGAGCCGCATACACATACAGATACAGATACACATACACGACACCCTATGCGGTCTTTACCGTTATTTACGGTAGTAAATGAAGAATGCTGTATTTGCTTGGACAACGATACGATTCAAATATGGGGTTTATTGCCGTGTGGTCATAAGTTTCACAATTCGTGTATTATGAGATGGTTGGCTGCGCATCCGACTTGCCCGGTATGTAGGGTTCGTATACGCTAGATTTTACGGAGTAAAATTGACATTCCTCTTCGGAGGAACGATTTATGGAGTAAAATTGACATTCCGTTGAGGAACGATTTATGGAGTAAAATTGACATTCCGTTGAGGAACGATTTTACGTCCGTAAAATTGAATGATTTATTTACATTCACTATATATTCCATTATTGTCACGTAGTATCCAATGTCGTCTACCTCCGTCGCCGCCGCCTCCGCCTCTACTACCTTCGCTGGATACCGAACGCATTACATCAGTTCCTGGCATAATTACCAGCGCGACACCCCGTCTCATCTTCATTCCATCGCGCATTACAACGCGTACTGTGAAGAGCGCGCCAATCTATACGACCGTCACGCAATGGTTCTTCGCAATAACGTCGTGAAAATAACCGGGTGGTATTGGTGTTCCGGATTCCCCGCCCAGAACTGCGCCGACACCGATGGATACGTGGATGTCCGCACCGGGAAGAAATACTCACTCCACGGCGAGGATTCGTTTTTCAAGGTAATCGGGCGTTATTAGCAGCAGTATGTAATATTATCATTTACTGGGCGGTTCTTTGATTGCGATTATATTAGGGTTAGAGTTCGGGATAGGATGGTGAAATATTTTGTGTATAATATATAATATTTGCTAGACGAATTATCCAAAAGCGGAATAAAGTTATCACCGTTTTAGAAAGATGCGTTACAATCTGTCAAAAACGAAAAGAAGACCGCGTTCAAATAAAAAAGGCGCCTTGAAAGGATTACGGAATAATAAGACAAAAGTTGTCAAAAAACAACGTATTGAACAAAGAGGCGGTGGGACGTATCAGGCATTAATTCAATACATACGAACAAACAACACAATTGCTGTCGCGAATTATATTCGTCGGGAAATTGAACCATCATTAAATCACCAGTTTGTAGAGAGGAACCCAGAGGTGGGTGGAGATCCAATTACGGGCCCTACTGCTTTATACACTGCGTGTAGTTTGCTTGAACCGAATCCTAACTTGGTTAATACATTACTTTTTTTTGGATTTAACCCAAATACTCCTAATAATGATGGGGATAGGTCGTATCCACAACACGGAGTCGTAGCAGCTGCGGGCGCCATTATTAGTTCTGGGGATCCTGACTTCAGTAAAAAACAGAAATTAAGAAATTTAGTAAATGTTTTGGGTTTATTAAGAAACTATGCCGCACAGATGGATAACACAAATACATCAGGTGACACTGCGATGGGCGAATATATTAACAAAAACCAAGGCCATAACAGTATATATCAGGCTATTAACAGTCTCGACCAAGAACTCAGTACAAGTATTAGTCATTTGTTATCCTCTGCGACTCCTCCTACTCCGATAGTTTATGTTGTTCAACCGAGTAAAGATGCGTTGCCACCGTGCGAGTTATCAGTGTTGCCAGAGTCCCAACATTATAGCATAGAACCTAATAGTAGCTTTGGCTTTAAGAGTAAATATTACTTTATCTATAATGGCCAAAACTATTATTTTTGTACCAAGATTAATGACTCAATAACACGTGCGTTTAGTGATTCTACGCAAGCCGGACAACCCGGATCTATCAATACATTTAATGTTACAAATGAAGATACTGATACAGGGGTACCTACTACATTTAATTTTTCATATAAGCGCTCCCAAATCCCTGCTGTTGGTATGTCCATTCCCTATCTGGGCCCTGAACTTGTTTCATTTAATATTAAAGATCACGGATGTAGGATTACGAATGCGGCGGTTCGTATGCTTCCATAATCTGAATAAACCTCCAGAAAATATTCCGTTTGAAATGAAAAGTATATAACCTTCCATTCCAAAAGTTCAGCCTCCAAAGTTCCAAACACTTTACAGCCAAAAATATTCCGTTTAAAATTGGAAAGGGTTGATTTCAAAAGATATGATTTCAAATGGTTAACATTATATGTTCGTAATAGATTCCGTCCGAAAATATTCCGTTTAAATTCAAAAGTTTTAATTTCAAAAGATATGATTTCAAATGGTCAAACCTATACGTTCCAAACACTTTACAGCCAAAAATATTCGGTTCAAAATCAAAAGTTTCAAAATTCAAAAGTTTAAAATTCAAATGGTTAACATTATATGTTCGGAATGGATTCCGGCCGAAAATATTTGGTTTGAAATTGGAAAGTTATAAATTGGGAAGTGGCTTACAAACCCCGGAGGGGGGGCGCCTCCGGCGGGCCTGGGATGGCTTTTGGTGATGCGTATTGTGTAGCCTTACGATTTATGGTGTGCCATTATGAATACCATTAAAATGTATGGTGTGGTTGGTGGGTGGGATTCTCCAGTTATTGTATCCTGTCCGTATATATGTCCAAAACGCCGTTTGCGCTGGAGACTTTTGAAACACGAAATGCGAAAATCCCTAAAAACGGTTTTGTTATTGAAATGCTCTTATTTCTTATTTTTAGGCGAAAAACACGTGACTGATACTTTTTGAGGGTCGGTGACGCGGACGGACGAGAGACTCCCTCCGAACATGGCTTAAGCGGACTGTGGATACTTTAGCCAGTTTTTTGTCTAGGCCTATGATATAACGACCAATCATCATTTATGGACCATTCGCGCATATTTAATTGCGAACCCTGTAAATTCGTAACAACGTGTAAACGTGACTATGAACGTCATATATTGACAGAGAAACATCTTGGCGGTGGCGGAAGTGCCGTTACGCCTATAAAAACATCAGATGGTTATTCGTGTCCCTGTTGTAAAAAAATATTTAAGTCTCGCACTAGTGTTTACAAGCATACCCCTTTGTGTTCGACGTCTTCTCCGCCGCCGGCGCCATCCGCCTCCATTCCATCAGGAACTACTGAACCGCAAATATCCGATGATATGACGAAGAACATTATGAATATGATGATGATGATGATTCAACAAAACCCAGAATTTCAAAGCAAAATGATGGAAATGTGTAAAAATGGCGGAATGTCAAATAGCTATAATAACACAAACAATAGCAACAATACCATAACCAATAGCAACAACAACACATTCAATATGAATCTATTCCTCCACGATAAATGTAAAGACGCAATGAATATGAAGGACTTTGTGAATTCTATCCAGTTGAATCTGACCGACCTGGAAAACGTTGGTAATCTGGGCTATGTAAAAGGAATGTCAAACATCCTTATAGACAACCTCCAAAAGATGGATGTATACAAGCGCCCCGTCCATTGTAGCGACGTCAAGCGCGATACCCTGTATGTTAAGGAGAACAATGAGTGGGAACGGGACGGTCCCGACCATCCGAAAATGGTGAACGCGGTCCTTGCGGTGGAACACAAGAATGTGGCGCTGGTAAGCGAATGGGCGAAAGCCAACCCGCGCTGTATGAATAGCAACACCCGAGAGAATGAAAGGTATATGAAACTATCCAAGGCAGCCACCGACGGGGAGAAGGAAGGAAACATCGCCAAGGTCATAAAGAGAGTGGCGAAGAATGTGGTGATTGATAAGGATTCCCACAATGGTGGCGGTAGCGCCTTGGATTGACCCTTAAAGGGTATATAAAAATATTTTCGTATAATAATTATCATACGAAAATGTCAAACCCCGATATAGATTATTCAAATACGATTATCTATAAGATAACGTGTAAAGACCCGAATATACACGATGTGTATGTAGGACATACGGTTAATTTCGTCCAGCGCAAAAAAGCGCACCAGCTATGTTGTATGAACAGTAATTCACACGGGCATAACTGTAAGGTATATAAAGTAATACGAAATAATGGTGGGTGGGATAACTGGACTATGGATATAATCGCTTTCTATAAATGTAAAGACCTCAATGAAGCGCGGCAAAAGGAACAGGAACATTTCGTAGAGTTGAAAGCAACATTGAATAGCATTGAACCGTTTCCGTCAAAACCGGTAAGAACCATAAGAATTATAAAGCCAGTAAGACCAGTAAAGCCAGTAAGACCAGTAGTAGTGAATAAATCAACATATAATCAAAATATACAAACATCTAACCGACATAGCAAAATATTTAATTGCGAACCCTGTAAATTCGTAACAACGTGTAAACGTGACTACGACCGTCATATTTTGACAGAGAAGCATCTTGGCGGCGGCAGTGTAGCGAATCAAATCATAAAATCATCCGAAGGTTATGAGTGCTACTGTTGTCACAATATATTCAAGTCTCGCACAAGTATTTATAAACATATCTCCAAATGTTCGACGTCTTCTCCGCCGCCTGCGCCATCCGCTTCCATTCCACCAGGAACTACTGAACCGCAAATATCCGATGATATGGCGAAGAACCTTATGAATATGATGACGATGTTGTTTCAACAAAACACAGAATTACATAGCAAAATGATGGAAATGTATAAAAATGGCGGGACGTCAAATAGCCAAACCACCCCCCCCACCAACCACCCATTCAATATGAACCGATTCCTCAACGAGCAATGTAAAGACGCGATGAATATGACGGACTTCGTGAATTCCATTCAACTGAACATGACCGACCTGGAAAATATAGGACGCCTTGGTTACGTGAAGGGAATGTCAAACATCCTCATAGACAACCTCCAGAAAACCGACCTTTACAAGCGCCCGGTCCATTGTAGCGACGCCAAGCGCGATACCTTATACGTGAAGGATAACAATGAGTGGGAACGGGACGGACCCGACCACCCGAAAATGACGAATGCCATCCGTGCGTTGGAAGAGAAGAACGAGGCGCTTATAGAAGAATGGGCGAATCAGCATCCAAACTGTATAAATGACAATACACGCGAGAACAAACAGTATTTGAAAATACGTAATGCGATAACACTCGGCAACATCGCCAAGGTGATACACCGTGTGTCAAAGACTATAGCAATTGATAAGGAATGACATACTCGTTCAAACCCCCCCAATTTTTATATAGTATTTATCATAATAGGATAAATACGATACGATACAATACAATATATAATGACTGAACCTCACGCAATATACAATTGCGAAACGTGTATGTTTTTAACAAGGAACAAAAAGGATTATACCCGTCACCTGAAGTCACGCAAGCATCTAGAGAATCATCCGTGTCAGGCGACAGACGCGACAGAAGCGACTCCGCCTCCCCCGAAAACACAAGAGTGTGCGAAATGTAATAAAGAATTCAAGTCGCGCACATCGGTGTATACGCACATTAAAAAGTGTAACGCAGCGGCAGAGGCAGCGGCGACACCAGACCCAGCATCACTCACTCCCGAACAAATCCAGTATATTCTTATGGAAAACAAAATACTCAAGGAACTCCTGAAGAACGTCATCCAAGGCCATCCAGCGGCGTCGCCGCCTCATTCCGTATAATACTTCGTCAAATACTTATCATAATCCACTGGTAAATATTTATTGTCCCGAATGGGTATTTTATGAAACGATACATACGACCTATTATACAAATCCACCCCACGATTCACCCGGTCTGCGATATTCCCTATATCGGTAGTATCACTATTATTCAATTCCTGATGCGACCAACTCTCTATCTTATTCTTCATAAACTCATAATCGCCGAAATACGAGAGATGCCAGCCGCCTTCGGCGATACGCGGGCAATTCGTAATGCCGCGTATCGCATTACACGACTTATTCGTTTCTTTATAAAATTTGTATGTAAGTATTTTCGGCCAATCGCATTTATCCGTATACCGAACGTGTAAATTATAATAATACAAATCCATATGAAGAATATTGATACCCACTCCCGTCATAAGCGACGGGTTGCCTTCACCGTCGCAGTATTTGATACGTCTTACCGTATTAGGGTCAGGGATTTCATCCAAGTCGGTTATCATTAGAATATCCGACTCACATAATGGGTCGCTGCCGCACACTTTCGCGAATCCGGCCGCTATCGCGTTTCTTTGCCATTCTTCGTTTTTCCATTGTTCGCCTGCGCCGATATTGATATTGGGGTGGATATACGGCATATCGTCCACAATAATATGAATGATTTTATGGCTGTATTCCGCATACTGGGCGGCGTTGTCCCTAAAAATCAACGGTTTCTCTTTCCCGACGAAAGTATGCGTGCTTTCTACGATGACGAAATAGTCAACGAGGTCGTTCAGGACTTTCAACCGGTAGGACAATAACTCTAGTTCATTGTAGAAGATGAACCCGTCGACGACTTTGCGAGGGGCGGTGGCGGCGGCGGCGGCGGTGGCGGCGGACATGGGAATGCTACTACTATTACTTACAAATATAGAATATGAAGGTATAAATATATGTAAAATGGAACGAAGTAAAGAAAACCGCCGAATATAATCGGTTGGAAATTGGATGTTCGGACAGTTTCTGGCCGAAAATATTTCGTTTGAAATTGGAAAAAATCCTTATGATAGATGGTTTGGGTAAATGACTCATTTTTATAGAATTTACACGGGAGAATATTAACTATAGACCCCCGCCAGGGGTGTCCGCCAGGGGTGTCCGCCAGGAATGTCCAAAACAGGCTTTGCGCGCGGGAGTTTTGAAAACACGAAATGCACAAACCCCGAAAAACGGGGTTGTGACTGAAACGCTCACAAAACGCATTTTTGCCCAGAAAACGCCACACTGACAATTTTTGGGGGTTGGCCGGCGCGTCTGAAACGGCGGGTTATTTTGTAGGGCTATTATATAACATTCTTTAGGACGAAAGGTAAAAAGCATGGGTGACTCATTTAATGGTAAAATTCCCGAGGGTGGTTACGAATGTAAAATTTGTGACTTTAGATGCTCTTACAAAAGCAATTATGATATACATATTTCTACCCGCAAACATCAGACAATGGTAAAAAATGAGGGGTT